CGAAATCCAGCCGCATCCGCCCAAAAGCAAAGGGGAGAGCGAACCCTTCGGCGCACTCTCCCCATCTTGCCTTCGGAATAGCACGAACATGTTGCAGATGTCGAAGGGAAAAGTGTTGCAACACATTGGAGTCGCTCACGCATTCAGTCGCGCCGCGATCTTGGTAAGCGCCAGCTGCCAGCGCCGCCATGCGGTGCTGCGGTCGCAGCCCATCTCGCCACTGATCTGCTTCCACGGTACGCGGGCGGCGCGGGACCAGACGAGCTTGCGCTCGGCCTCCTCGATCCACAGCACCCAGTCCGAGGTCTGCTCCAGGCGCGTGATGGCGGCAGCCGATGGCCAGACCCGCATCGGCTCGGGCTCCATCGCCGCGATCTCGCGGCTGGTGCGGACGATCTGCGGCCAGGCGTTGAAGAACCCCTGCGCTTTGACCGGCGGCAGCTTGCGCAAGGTGCGGAACGCCTCCTCGAAATGATCGGCCACGCAGTCGGCCGTCCAGATGCGGTCAGCCATGCCGGACCTCCTTTCCCATCGGGCGACGCCCGTAAAGCTTCTCACCGAGTTGACGGACCAGTTCGCGTTCCGGCCAGGTCAGCCGCTGATCGTCAGCTGACACCGCCAACACGCCCTGTTCGTGCCAGCCCTCGCGCTTGACTTGGTCGGGGTCGCGACGCTGGCCGCCATAGCCGTGGGGATGCCACCTCATGCGACACCCCCGTTCGTTGCGATGACCCAGAGCAGAAGCGCGATGGCATCGGCTTCGTTGTCGTCGGCAGGGCTGAAGCCACGGGCACGGGCAGCGGCGATCATCGCGTCCTTGTCGGCATTGCCCTTGCCGGTGGCGTGGCGCTTGATGGTGCCGACCGGGACGCCCTCGTAGGGCACGCCCCGCAGTTCGGCCCATGCGGTCAGTGTGGCCATCAGCCCGCCATAGATGTGGCTCGCGTCAGTGCCCGCATGACGGCGCACTTCCTCGAACCAGATGGCCGCGATGGGACCGGACAGACGGTCCAACTCGCCCAGCCAGTTGGTGAAACGGAGATAGCGCATGCCGCCCCCGTCGAAGCGGCCGGGACGGAAGCTCGCCGTGCCGCTGGTGATCAGACCGTCGTGGCTGCGCAAGGCCCAGCCGGTGGAGGTGCCCAGATCAAGGGCGAGGATGCAGCGGTGGCTTGAACTGGTGACGGGCAGCAATTCAAACCTTGCGCTGTCGGATTTGGGGATCAGAGTCGTCGCAGCCATGATGGCTCTCCTGTCTTGGGGGGCTGGTCCTGGTGGAAGACGACGGCGGTCATGTGCTTGGCGGTACGGGCCGCCGTCGTCGGATCGGAGGATGGGGGACCTGTCAGGGTGGCCCGCGCGCCAGGCCCTTACGCATGGGATGAGTGGCCCACCCTGGGGTGGGGCCATCCCATACGTAGTATGGGGGTTCAGCACCTAACTGTTCGATCCGAGTCAACACGTTGATTTTGTTGGGGAATATGACTTCATGAAGTCTTCGGGCATGAGTTAGGGACCTAACTCTTATTTGCGCGTAACCCGTTGATTTCATTGAGTGCACAGTTGGCGCTGTCATATGAGTCAGGCCTCACTCATATGAGTTAGGTCGTCCTCGGACCCGTCCTGGTAGACCCAGACAGCAGGGTTTTCGACCTGAAGGCTGAGCCCGGACTGCGGGCATTTGAAGTGGCTGGGCAGGACCGGACGGACCTCCGTGGTGACCTCGCCGGTGGCCGGATCGACCTCCTCGACCGGCAAACTGAACTGCATGCCTTCGACGCAGAGATAGCCGAACCGTGACCGGGTAACGGGGAAACCAAAGCCCGACGGGTCGCGCAGGAACTTCACGAAGCCCTTGGTGGCGAGCACGCTCAGGCGTTCGCGGATGGTGTGCTTGCTGCCCAGACCACCCCGGTTCTCGAAGGTCTCGGCGAACTGCATGGCGGTGTAGAGCCGCTCGCCCGCCGCCTCATCGAGCAGCATGCCGAGGATGACATCGTGCTTGCGCAGCCGTTCGGCGTCGAACTTGGCCCCGACCTCCTTGCGCACCAGCCGCTCGTTCATCGGGTTCAATTCGACCCAGCGACCCGCCACCTTGTCGATCAGCTTGCCGGGCAGAGCGGGGCCATTGCGCAACTCGATCTCCAGGCGGCGCTGGGTGCTGTCCTCGTCGGGCCGGTGCATGAGAAGCCCAGAGGTATAGAAGCCACGCAGCGCACTGGCGCCGGAGAGAGCAAGGAAGGGATCGTCCTTGACCTGATGCTTGGCGGCCTTGCGGGTGTGGTGGGCGAGGATGATGCCCGCGTCCGGATTGACCGCTTCGCGGAGAACTTCGACCCGGTCCTTCAGAAAGAACATCATGGCCGTGTTGTCGTTTTCGCCGCCGCCATCCGGGCCGCCATCGAACAGGTTGCGGATCGGATCGATGACGATGATGTCGGGGGGCGCGTCGGGGAAAGCCACCCGGATGGCCTCGGCGATGCGGGTGACGCCGTCGGCATCCAGCAGCAGCTTCAGTTTCGGGGTGGCGATGAAGGTGTCGCGCGCGGCCGCGATCACCCCGGGCGATAGGCTGATCTGCTGCATCCGTTCGCGCAGGTAGTGATATTGGATTTCCGCCTGCAGATAGAACACGCGCAGTGGCCGGGGCGGTGTGAAGCCGAGAAACGGCACCCCCGCCGCCATGTGGACAAGCCACGAGATCAGGAAGTCACTTTTACCGACCTTGGGCGCGCCGCCGAGCACCAACAGCCCGCCCGGCGTCAGGACGCGGGGCGCGATGATGTCGTCGGGCATCGGGCTGCGATCATCGAGCAGCGCGCCCAGGCTGAAGGTTGGCAGCGGACTGGCGGGGGCGTTGGGGCGGACCGCACGAATGAGCGGCGGGCCGTTGCGCTTTACATGCAGGGCCCAGAGGCGTTCGGCCTCCGCCTGCAACCGATCAAGCGGCCATTCGGGGCGCAGCATGGCGGCATTGTAGCCGCAGATCCCTTCCCAGCCCTCGGCGGGGTCAATGCGACCGTCGTGCACGAGGCGGATGTAGTGGCCGATGGCGGCGCTCGCCCCCTGAAACCGCGACCAATCATCCACGGCGCCTTCGCGTACCGGGGTGGTCAGGACGGCATCGACGCCGGGCTTTGCGACGGTTAGCGGCGCGCTGGCCATGCCCACACCGTGCAGCGGCGGCATGTCGGCCACGCGCTCCGCGAAATCTGCCAGATCGACTTCGACCGGATTGTGGTCGCGGATTTGCACCAGCCGCTGGTGACCGTGCTTGTGATAGACCGTGCCCGCGACACGGATAGGCTGGTGCGCAGAGCGGAAATGGGTGTCGCCGCCGACCTTCACCGCGATATCACCGCGCAGGCGGCACAGGGTGGCCAGATCCTCGCCCGCGGCGGGTTCGGTCAGTTTCCACCAGACATGCAGCTTGGCCGCGCCCTCGGGCGTTCGACCACCACTTTCCACGATCAGCGTGGGCGTGCCAAGGTGGCTGACGATGTGATCCAGCTTGGCCGGGATGTCGCCCGCATCCAGATCGACCACGAGGGCCTGCATCTGCAGCACATCGGCGGCGCGGGCCTGACCCTGTTCGGCCACCGTGCCGGGGATGACATAGACCGCAGCACCTTCACGGTTCGCCCATGCAGCGAAGGTCGCCAGCTTTTCACAGGCGGTGCCATCAGCCCCGATCCAGATGTTGTGGGGTTTGCCGTTCCGGCCCTGACCCTTGTCGACGAAGCCGCGCAGGGGGATCAGCCCTTCGCACCAACTGAAGACGACATCGAGAAAGATGGCAATCTGGTCGGGGTCCGGATCGCAGCCGAACGGGCTTTCGGCCGGAGGACCGTCGTTGAAATCCATCCACGGGTTGAAGTGCAGGATGCTGTCCTCGCTCACCGCTCCAGCCTCCAGCAGCGCGCGGCCCAAGGGCAGAAGCGGCATTCGAAGAAATCGGCACTGGCGGCAATGCGCGGCAGCAATTCGCCCGCATCGGTGGCTTGCAGGATGCGCACCCCGCGATCCGACATGCGCTGCGCGAGATCGGCGTCGAACGGCACCAGTTCATGGTGCATCTCGGCCGTGTCCTTGTTGATCGCGGTGAACACGGCGGGCGCGGCGCTGATGCCGGGCACGCTGGCTTCCATGTAGGCCTGATAGACGGCGATCTGCGCGGCATAGACCGGCTTCGATTTCGTGACGCCGTCCTTGACGCAGGCGCGCCAGTTCTTGGCGTTCATCGTCTTGCATTCCCAGAGCGCGGGAACGGCGAGATCGAAACCCACAGGGCCAGCAGCGATGATGCCATCGACATGGCCCCGGATGCGCCCGCCCGCGACGGAAAAGCCGAACTGGCCACCATCGGGCCGGTTGCCCTTCCGGGTGTAGAGGTCGAAGCCCGCGCCGCGCAGCCAGGCGACAGCCAGATCCTCCAGCGCATGGCCGATGGCAAAGATGCGCAGGGACTGACCGCTGAAGTCCTGGCCTTCGTCCTTCGGCGTGGCCGTGAATTCGAACTGCAGGGCGCGCTCGCAGGAGTGGCCAAGGCGTGACCCGCCAAGATAGTCGCGGGGCGCGCGTGTCGCCTGATCGGCGGTCAGAGCCTGATCGACGGCAGCATTGACCCGGTCGCCGAAGCTGGGGCGGTGATTGAAGTCCAGCGTCAAAACGGCACCTCCGGCGCATTGGCTTTGGCGATGTCGGCTATGGCCTCGCGGAAACCCTCGACGGATTCCTCGATCAAGGCGCGGACCTGCGCCTCGGTCAGACCGGCCAGTGGGGTGGCCCATCCGATCTCGTCCATCAGCAGGGCGACGCGTTGCATAGTGGCGGCGATGGCAGCGCGCTCTTCATCGGTCAGGTCAACCATGGCCACACGCTCCCGCGCCAAACGCGTCCAGTAGCCTTGGCAAGACATCGAGCAGAACCAGACCGATGGCCGGGGCCGCTTCGACCGGTGCGGATCGAACCAGCCAAAGCCATGGCTGGTTTGCCGGCAGACAGCACAGAGCGTTCCACGCGGATGCCAAAGCCGCCGCCGGTCCTCGGCTGTGATAGGGGTGATTGAGGCCATGGGTCATGCCGCCCTCCGTTCGGGGCTGGCCGCGCTATCGATCAGCTGGCGGATGGCGCGCTTGTTGAAGCCGAAGGTCATCAGCGCCGAGGCGCGGTAGCGCGTCAGGCCGAAGTCATGGCGGCACTCGGGGGCCAAGTATTGCAGCTGCTTTTCGGTCGGCGGCTGGCGCAGCCAGGAACGGGTCTTGAAGGCGCTTTCGTCGGTTTCGTGGGTGTTCAGCCAGTCATCAGCCTGCGCGAGGCAGACGGTGCGTTCGCCGACACCCAGCAGGTGCGGGCGTTCGCCCTTGCCGCCGCCCACGGCGTACCAGACCCCGTCCAGCCAGAAGATGCCGCCCCAGGCCGTGAAGCCGGTGGCCATCATCGCGTCGTCGGTGCCGAAAAGGTCGACCCAGGCGAAGCTGGACCGTTTCAGCAGGTCGATCTCGGTCATGACGAAACCCGACAGCGGGACCGTGCCACCGCCGTCTCCACCGTCTTCGTCCTCCCGCGGGAAGACCTCGCCACAGAGCGGGCATTCGGTTGCAGCCAGCGGGATTTCAGCGCCGCAACCGGGGCAGGACTTGGTCGGGGCCGCACCAGCCTCGGTCTTGCCGTCCAGATCGACATCCTGTTCCAGCGTGCCGTGGATCAGGCTGGAAGTGCCGAAGTCCAGCACGACGCAATCGGTTTTCACGATTCCGGGGTGCTCTTCTGGATCCACGATGCGCAGGCCGCGCCCGACCATCTGGATCATCGTGGATTTGTAGGAACTGGGCCGCAGCAGCACGACGCAGGAGGTGGGCGGATGATCCCAGCCCTCGGTCAGCACCGCCACGTTGACGATGACGCGGATGTTGCCCGCCGCGTAATCGGCAAGGATGGCCTTGCGGGTGTCGGACGCCAGATCGCCGTGGATCAGCGCCGCCGTGATCCCCGCCGCGCGGAAGGCTTCGGTGACATGTCCGGCATGGGCGACGGTGGAACAGAAGATGACGGTCTGGCGGTCGCCCGCCTTTTCCTTCCAGTGGCGGATCACCTCATCGGTAACGGGGGCACGGTCCATGATGCCCGCCACCTCAGTCATGTCGAAATCCGACAGGGTCTTGCGGACGGACCGCAATTCGTCCTGCACGCCCACATCGATGACAAAGGTGCGCGGCGGCACCAGATGACCGGAAGCGATCAACTCGCCCAGACGCACCTGGTCGGCCACGTTGTCGAAAACCTCGCGCAGCCCCTTCTTGTCGCCCCGGTTCGGCGTCGCCGTGACCCCAAAGATACGGGCATCGGGATTGGCCTCGCGTACCCGATCAATGATGCGGCGGTAGCTGTCGGCCACCGCGTGATGCGCTTCGTCGATCACCAGCAGATCAAGGCGCGGCATGTCGGCCAGGTTCGTGGTCCGTGCCAGCGTCGGCACCATGGCGAAGGCGACCTGACCACCCCAGGATTTCTCGGTGGCATCGATCACCGAAGTAGAAATCCCTGGCACCACCCGCTGGAACTTGGCGCGGTTCTGGGCGGTCAACTCGTCGCGATGCGCCAGCACGCAGGCTTTGGCACCATCATCGATCATCTCGCCCGTGACCGCCGACAGCATGATGGTCTTGCCAGCACCAGTGGGTGCCACGCCCAGCGTGTTGCCGCGGGAAGCGAGCGCAGCCACACTGCGCTCGACGAAGGTTTTCTGGCGGGGGCGCAAGCGCATGGCCGATCCCCCCTTACTGCGCCCAGCTCGGCCGACCGGCATTGCCGGAGGCGGAAGCGGGCTGGCTGGGACGGGCGGCGGGGGTGGTCTGCTGCGAGGCATAGCCTTGCGGCGCGGCAGTGCTGATCGGCAAGGCAACCGTCCCCATCAGGGCGGCATAGTCGCGGTGATCGGGGGTGACAGCACCCCGCACTTCGTTCTTATCGTCACCATTGGTGTCTTGGCCGATGTCGATCCGGGCCACGAATTCCAGCCCGTCCAGATCGCCGAAACCGTTGATGCGACGGCGGGCCTGCGCTTCGGCCGAGTTGTCCTTGTCGGAAATCCCGCGCGCCGAGTTCAGGATGCCGCGGATCAGGCTGCGGCCCATATTGGCCCAATCCGGGCCCTTGGGGCTGTAGAGGCCGATCAGCGACCAGATCTTGCGGCGCGCATAGGGCCCGTCGACCACCGTGTATTCGGCGTCGAGGTAGACCGCACCGGTCGCGGCGCGCTTGGCGAAACCGCCAGTCCAGCCCTGCGACGGATCATCGAAACCGCCAGGGCGGATGGTAAGCCGCACCTTGGCCAGCGTGCCCTTGGGGATGACGTTGGAGTTGGATTGGGCCGAGTTGAAGTCGTTCCAGATACCGGACATGGCGCGGTTCCTTTCAGTTGGAGGTAAGGACGCGCAGCGGCGTCAAACGGGAAAAGCCATCGTGGGGCCCGGATCGGGACATCGGGTCTGGCGAGATGCGATCAGCCATTGACCGGCACCTCCGCAGCAGCAGGATCGGCTGACGTGACGGCCGGATAGTTCAGGCGTTCAAGTGCCGGTCGGATCGGGCTCTGGATCTTGGCCATCAGCCGCCCAAGGTGGGGTTCCTCGACCATGGCCAGACGCCCCGAACGATCCTTGGCGGGATAGCCCCATGGGTTCAGCGTCTGGCAGACGAAGGTGCGCTGGGGCTGGCCATTGGCATCGGCAATGTCGGCCATGGTGATGACCTGATCGACGATCCCCGGCAGCTCCAAGCCGGTCTTGCTGCCATCGATCTGCGGCTGAAAGACCTTGCGATTGAAGTCGTCCAGCTTCTCGTCGAGGATCCCGACGAACCAGACATGCTTGCCGCGTGCATGCTGCAGGTGGGTCAACCACCCGATCATCTCGCGACCGTGCAACCCGTAGGCACCCCGGATGTCCGGTTTGCCGGTCTTGTCCGAGAATGCCTCGGGCTGACCCCGGCACCATTGAAAGCAGAGCC